AACTTCTTCTTCACATATTGTTTACAAAGAGAACTTCCAGCTCCCTGTGTTATGTTTATCTCCGCTGGAATAGGATTACCATTCCAATCTTTGTTCTTTAGATACTTCATAGGAAGGGTGAACTCCATTCCATTTAGCTTAAATTTGAATTTTTTACTCATTTTATGTTTTAAAGGTTTAACTCTCACTCTCAATTACTATACTAATATAAGAAATAAAAATGACATATACAAGCTTTTTCTCATTTATTTTCAATTTTCTTTTGTCGTGATTGCCGCTAGGTCATACGCAGAGAACGCTAATTAGTCATTTCACTCATTCTTCTCCCACCCAGCCACCCTTAAAGATACGAAAAATATACGAGAATTCCAAATTTTCGGTGAATTAGTTATCAACATTTGCGTTGTTAATAACTTTTTTGCATGTGGATAACTCCGTATAAGGGTGTTGATAACTTTTTTGTTAATAACTTTATTTGGAATTCTCCCCATTTATTCGTATCTTTGCTAATTCCAGCTCATTTTTAGCTACCTCCATACGTCCTCTCTAAGGGATTATCTCTGCTAGCCCACATAGGGGAAGGTTGGCTCCGAGAACGTATCAGAATCATACAGAGAATTTTTTGCAGTCCAGCGCCCATACGCTAGAGCCCTCCAGCCATGGTGATATATTACCAGCGATAGGGTTTACTTTCGTATTCTATTTAAAAGTGGGGAAAAGTGGTAGGAAGTGGTAAATTGTGGATACAGTGGGTGGTAAATGTATTTGTATATAAGTATTAGAATATACTCATATAGGTGTATATCGGTATGGTTAATTATAGAGGGGTGTTATAATGGCTCTATTGGGGTGCATCATCTACTCTATTGATGATAGTCTTTTTTAAATCTTCTGTCAGGGATAATATCTTATCGTGTGGGAAGGGATTAATGTGTATTTCCTCTTCTATATCACATATAGCGTAGTACATATGAATGAGTTCTTTCTGAGTTATCATAGCTGGGTGGGATGTTATACGTTATCTAATATAACTATTGAGTATATCTTCTTTTTATATTCTATTACATATACTATCCTTATAGTCTTTATTATTCTTATTCCTTGCTATATTTTTATTAGCTATGTTTTCCAACTTCGAGTTGGTGGGAATCAAACGTAATAAGTAAGGAGCGCTTCTTCTCTTTGTTTGTGGAATCTTTTTGAATCAACATTTAAATCTAATAATTCGATAAGTTCCTCACCTCTATTCCAAGCATCCAATTCATTTATAAATTGGTACATATTATATTCTTTGGGTTTCTCCATATCATCCACATTTTTGTAATGTTCGTAAACACCTCCAACATTATTTTGAAGAACGTGTCCAGCTTCGTGGAGTAGGGTAATTAATCCGTTTTTCTCTAAGTTATAATTGTGGTGAATACATATGGATTGTTCATCCTCTGTCTTTATGTAATATGTAACACAGTCTATCATTACATTCACATCGTAAGATTTTAAGAAATCTACTACTTTTTGGAAATCTTTTGGATAGGTTCTCATTGTGATTTTTGGTTTAATCTTTCCAATTGAACCTGAGTTCTTCTTCTTTGAATCTCTCTCATTTGTTGTTGGTTTCTCCAACTTCTATCCTCATGCTCTAATTCAGCTCTGAGTTCTCTTTCTTTCCAAAGTCTATCTCTATATCTCATTTGTTTTAGGGGTTTGTTATCATTAACTCAACACCTCTAATCTAATAAGAATTTTTGTAAATGTCAAGCTTTTTATTGATTATTTTTCAAATCATCGAAATATTCTTCCAATGCTTTTTTGAATGCTATAACAAATCCTATGAAAAATGCTATAACAGGAAAAGGCCAGAATAGTGCCCATCTCACTCTAACTCCCCAAGTTAAATCTTCAGGCAAATCATGCATACGGAGTTCTTCCATAAACATAGCCCAAATTGTTCCAATAAATAAATAAACTAATATAAAATCTATCATATAAATTTTTTAATTTCTGTTTTTGTTTTCTTTGAAATATCGTTTAGATATTCACTCATATAATGTTTGGCATATTGTTCCATCAAAGTATCCAACATTGTATAATGAGAAAATGCATCTGACTCAATAGGTCTATTTTCCCATTCATTTTTTTCCAACCAATCTTTAGCTTTTAACATAACTCACATTCTGGTTGTATCCAAATCAATAGAAGTATAACTATAATTAATATGATAGTTATTACTATTCTCATCGGTCTTGTTTGCCTTTCTTTCCAACTTCTAAGTTTCATTCCCCATTTATAGGAAACTTCACCTGCCCAATCAAACGCTCTACCAACTAAATCAAATGGTGGTATTTTCAAAAGTGTTAAAATCAGTACCCACCAAGCTTCAGATTGTCCGTTGAATATAAATCCAATTGATAATACTAATAGATACCATCCAATATATTGTTGTAAGTGCTTTTTCATTTATTTTTTCTTTTTATTAAACATTCTACGCAAATTGAATCCAATTGTAACCCAACAGGAATATCCTTCCCACAGGTATTACATTTAGGCTTCCACTCTTTTTTCATTATTAACTTTTTAAGTTTATTTGAACCCATTCGAGTTCTTGAGTTTCTTCATTTAATGATAAAAGATAGTGGTTTCCATCTTCATCTACTTTTCTGTATAAATCTTCCATTAACCTCTCATTGTTTTTATGTACTCTTCTTTGAATAAGCTTTCATACCAATTCACAATTTTTGATTTGATATTTGAAATTCCATTGAATATTTTTCCTAAGTAGATATCACTTATTCCTTCTGGTGTTAAATTATCCATTGGGCTTGGAATCATATCTTCCCATCCATTTTCTTTCAACCATCTCCAATCCACTTCTCCATATGTTGATTCATCAATTTCAATTTCTTCACCATCAACCGAAGTTATAGTATAGATATTTTCTTCAATTGGTAAATGTCTGTGTTCTAATATATAGGATTTGAATCTATATTCTGCTGCTCTAGCATTGGTTCTACTCTCCCATCCTAAGTAAGTATTCCAAACCATACTCACAATTAGTAAAGGTACAGCGAATCTCGTTGTAAACTTATCCCAAAATATTTTGAACTTTTTTATCATTATCCTAATAACCAAGAAGAAGATTGTATTTTACTTCCCAATCCATCAATTAATTCAATACCATTTTCTTTACAAATCTCAGCCTCTGGAATTGTATCATTATTTTGGTCACCACCATTAGCGAATGCCAAATCATAAACTTCACCAAACATTTCACCGAATTGTTTAAGAGTTTCACATTGAGTTTTATCGGTATCTTGAGAAATCAGAGCGTAATCTACATATCTAATAGCTTTTACGATTTTTAATCTCTCATCCTCATCCATAAAATACTCAGAACCTTTTAGTTCTCTTTGTTTATCTGAATTTACAATCACCCAAAGTTTATCAGCAGCTTTTTTAGCCATTTCGAATAACTCTAAGTGTCCTTTGTGTATTGGATTGAAATATCCACTTACGATAATTGCTTTCTTTTTTACTTCCATATTAATATTTCTTAGTTTTATCTGATATATCCCACATTTTTCGAGCTAACATAAGTTCTCTTTTCAAATCTGAAATTTCTTTTCGTTGTCTAAACCACTCAGTTCTAATATTATTAGCCTCTTCGGTTTTCTTATTGAGTAATTTCCTCAATGTTTTATTTGTTCTGAACCACTTTATCATTATAGTAAGTGTGGTTTAGCCTCATTCTGTCCAGCATTGGTAACTATTACATACGATGGATAGAATTTCTTTAAATTTTCAGCTCCAGCATAAGATAGAGCTGATTTTACTCCATCCAATAATCCGTTCACAATGAATTTTACTCCACCTTTGTATGGAATTGTTGTAGATTCTCCTTCAACATTTCTTACTTGCTGTCCGTGAGTTACTTTGGTTTCCAATGATGCTGAACCTCTATATCTTTTATATAATCCTTTTGAGGTTTCCAATATTTTACCAGGAGATTCATCGGTTCCAGCTAATAGTGAACCCAGCATCACAGTTTCAGCTCCAATTGCTAGAGCTTTACTCATATCACCACTACTTCTAATACCTCCATCAGCCATAACTGGTACTCCACTCACTTTCAAAACTTCTTCTAATGAAGTTACATTTGGAACACCAAATCCAGTTTTGATTCTCGTTGTACAAAGTGAACCTCCACCAATACCAACTCTCAAACCATCAGCTCCATAAGCTAATAAGGTTTCAGCAGCTGATTGTGTAGCTATATTTCCAGCTATGATATCTACATTTACCAAATCATCTTGTGTTTTACACCAATGAATCATATCTATAACATTTTGGTGGTCTCCATGAGCTACATCAATCAATAGAACATTAGCTCCACTTTCAACTAATGATAGAGCTCTATCTTTATCTTCATTTTGAACTCCAATAGCAGCCATAATTGGAACTTGTTTAATTTCACCATGCCAACCTTCAAACATAACTCCCCATTGTTCAGCTATTGAAGGTTCCGTTGTTAGTCCAT